AACGCCGACCAGCAGGCTGCGCGTGCGAAGTCTCTGGCCGACCACCCTCCGAAGATCGTAACGGTCGACGATACGAATTACTGGGCCTTCTGGGATGAAGCGACAAAAGACTATATCACCTCGTCCGTCCGCTCGGATGGCGGTCCGATCTTCGCCACGTTCGACATTGATCCGGCGACAATGCTCCTGGGCGTGAATTACCAGCCCGGCTACGGCCACGGTTCCGAGTTCGAACTCAAGGATGACGGGCATTTGTATTACGAAATTAACGACTGACAGATATGGCAAAGACAAATTTAGGGAAAGTGGGCCTTACGCCCAAAAAGGCGTATTCGGCGAGCATTACATACGAGCGCCTGGACTTCGTTACAGCGGGCGATTCGTCCTATGTTTCACTCCAGGATAACAACCTCGGACACCCGGTGACGGACGGGGCTTGGTGGCAGGTTTTGGCCTCCGGGGCCGCTTCGACGGAAGCCGCAACCGCCGCCCTCGACGCTGCCGCCAAAGCTCTCGAAGCCGCCGCAGCGGCCGCCCCCGTCGTTGTCAACGTCGAAGGTGCGGATGTCACGATCAACGTCGAAGGCAACCACAAATACATCTGCGGGGAGCTGACCTCGCTGAAGATCGGGACCGTGGAAAAATCGGCCCGAACTTCGGCGATCTTCTTCACATCGGGAAACGTTGCCACGGAGCTCACCTGGTCGGATGACCTCGTGGACATCATCGGCTACAAGACCCCGGCGCCGAATCGAGCCTACGAGATCAATATCGAGGAACTCCGCGCAATCATCGAGTAGCCATGGATCGCAGACGAAGTTTGTTGAAGATCGCCGCGCTGCGCAGCGAACGCGAGCAGCAGGTGGGGGTGAATTGCACGAAAGGGTATCTTGAATCGACGGATGCCGGGCTATTGTTCGACGGTCCGCGGAGTATGGAGTGCTTCTTTAATCTCCGCCAATCTGATGGCACTCAACGACCGGCACAATTCTCAACCTCGATGCTAGCTATCGCCGTCACGCCAATGGATGCGATAATATTCCACTGCGGAGATAAGTCGCTACAAGTGAGTCGGGTGACAATAGGTGACGATATACATGCCGTCATATCCTATGATGGAGCAACTGCGATGTGTTATATCAATGGCATCGAGGTAGGTGCTATGCAACCAACAGCATACACGCCGAGCGCGTTATTCCGCATTGGAGATCCGTTACATATTACTAAAAGCCCGGTCCATTTCTGCCGTCATTTCAACTACGCCCTTTCCGCGGAAGAAGTAGCCGCACACTACAACAACGGCGATCCTGCAGGGTATGTGGTACCGTTAGCCGATAAATATCGTTGGGAAGCCTCTGAATCTAACATTGGAAATATCAGGTTCTATCCTAATAATGAAGGGTCCGGTGTTACCTCTTATTTAGAGGATAATGCTAATGGTTTCACGGGTCGATACGCACATATAATTTGGGGATCGTCAGGTTTATTGTCGGTATACAGCTATCAATTCATGGGGCATCCGGTCGGATGTGTTGTTGAAGCTAAATTCAAGTATCGTAGTAATGCTCCCGTACGCGTTCTGGCAGACAATAGTAGTCTTCCTATCAATATGGAGGATGCGGCTGACGCCACGATTGTATATCGCACAACAGGAACTAATATCTCTGGTTTTAGTGTAACTGTACCAAATGCCGATGCAAATTCATGGGTCGAAATTCAACCTGTGTCGTTACGAACGCTCGGCTGCATCGCCGAGTATTTGCCGCAGAACCTTGTGGGACAATGGCATGAGAAACCGTTTGAGCTCACGGGTATAACTACCTATACATGGACCGGAAAACCCGATGCTGTTTACTATCGGGAGCTTTTATTGGGAAGATTTATTCAAACGGGAGCGGTCGTGATGATTAAAGGTTCTGTGTCAGATTATCAAAGCGGAGAACCTTTTGTATATGTAGGGAATAGGCAGGCGATGATCCCTGCGCAAAATGGGAGTTTTACGCTCAAGGTCATCAACAACCGGGACAATATCAACCGTATCTATTACTATGGCGGTGTTCATTTGAGTGACCGACGATTGACTATTACCATAGATAGTGTCGAGCTGATTCCCGATGTCGCCTTGTCCTGGCTCGACAGCGCCAAGCAGTTCCCGCTGAATGATGAATATCTTCCGCCGCTTTTGCAAAGCGACGGTGGGTATGACTTGACTGCGAACGGAACGCCGCAGATAATCATCAAATAAACCGAAAACATGAACAACTACGCAAAACTGATCGACGGGCGTCTGAAGTACGCCCCTACAACAATCAGGACCGCCGACGGGCTGGTCTGCAACCCGCGTCCGGACAAACTGATCCCGCTTGGATACAAAGAGGTGATCTTCGACGAGCAACCTGAACCATCCGATCCGCCGAAGCATTACCGGGAGGTCTACACAGAGGAAGATGACCGCATCCGGGTCGGCTGGGAGGAGTACGCGCCCGAACCGGAGCTGATGGCGAATCCCGAACAACTCCGAGAGGCCGCCTACCGCGCCGAGGCGGACCAATACCTGATGGCCTACGAGGGCTATCTGGCCGAGGGCAAGATACTCGAAGCCGACGAGCAGAAGGCACTCTATCTTGCCAAGAAGGCCGAGATCAGGGAGCGGTTCCCGGATAAGTAACCTGTCGGTCGAGCTCTCAAAATACCGCAAATATATGAAAAGACTTATCAATAAACTCGTCGGATGGCTCAACGCCATTGCCAAGGACAAATACCAGCACTTCGCAGTCGGGGCGGTCATCGCCTCCGCGGCGTTGATCGTGGCCGTGCCGTTGGGCGCCTGGTGGCGGTGGCTGCCTTTGATTGTGTCGATGATCGCCGTCCTGACGGCCGCCGTTGTCAAGGAGCGCAAGATCGACCCGAAAGCCGACATGCAGGACATTCTATGGACGCTCGCAGGAGGAGGTATGGTGTGGCTGGCAATCTTGGCTGCTATTATTTTTGGATAAATATACCCCAAGTTACTACAATTATAAATAGAGATAGGGGGTAATCCAAATTTAAGGGACGTTTAAGCATGTTTTAAACGTCCCTTAAATTTTGCTTTTTTTGTCGATATTTCAAGATCGGAGGTTGAAATCCGATTATTTCAAAGTGGAATTTTCGAAATGCCGATTATACCGCCATTTTTCGGACTATATACCACAAAAGAAAAATCCTCGATATTCGATTGAATATCAAGGATTTTTCATCAGTCGGGGTGACTGGATTCGAACCAGCGACCACACGCCCCCCAGACGTTCCTCCAAATAAGTATCTCGCTATATTACAGCGATTTACAAAGAAACCTACTCTGCGGTTTACACGTTGGTTTACACGGTTGTAAAAACCATGATTGGTTAATAAATAAGTTAAATAATTGTAAATCTTACAAATACAAATAGAAAAACATTGTCAAACGTTAAAAAATCGGCGCAAAATTTTCCCCTCCTGCCGCTTTCCCGTTTTTACTAATTTTCAGTAGCTTTGATTTCTATAAATAGAAAATCCCCGACCGCATGGCCGAGGATTATCTTTATATAAATTGCTCTAAATACTTTTCATTAAACCCAGCTAACGGGAATTTGAAATCTCTTTGCCCGCCCTCTGTCGTCATGTAGTTGAAAATAACCGTATCATTTTTTATATGTAATTCGAATAGGTTTACTTGGTCATTTCTTCATTCAAGGATATTAGGCATTAGGAGCAATATTTCTGCGTTGGAATCTGTCAATGCACATTTTATCTGTGCCGTTATATGTCCCCGTTTCTGAAAGGTTAGTGTCACGGGTGTATTTTTATCCGTATCGTCAGGCAGGATATACATAAAATCGCTGGGTGTAAATTCATCGGGATTGCGTGATACGGCCAAGCACATCCCGTAAAAGCTATCATAGGCAACGACTTTTCAAATCATCATGCGTTGTTCATCGCCGCCTTGTTTTCATTCTGTTTTTGGTGTTTTGTTCATTTTAGCTAAAATTTATGTTGTTAAATAAATCTTTGATTATGATATAAATATACGAAAAAATTGTGAGATATGCAAGTAAAAAAGAAAGGACAAACTTGTGCAGAGGGTCTAAATATTAACCCTATTGCACAAGTCTGTCCCTTTGGCCATTTTGTTTAGTAAATCAGTTCATAAGAAACCGACCCGCAATCTATTCTTGCAACAGTGCCATCGTCATTTAATGTGTAAACGCCAAAATCATCGCTTTCCGATTCTGACTCATCTGAATAGATGATATCGGCCTTATTAGGCAATTTAGCACTTTGCCTGCCATAGAATCCCAACAAATCAAGTGGTTCAAGTACGTCTATATATCCTCCATCAATATAGAATAAGTCAATATTAATGGGTGTGGCTGTTTGGGAATAAGAGTATTTTACCGTCGTTATGTCAGTGCCATCTTCATTGTAATCGGTGCATTTAGCTTCTACAAGGTTTCCGTCTCTCCATGTACATTCGCTCACTCTTACCCGAGATTCATTATAACTATAACGTTGCTCAACACGTTGCAAGTAGCCGTTTTTGTATTCCATTCTATAATAATATGTCTCGTCCTTGTCAAAATCATTTTCTGTAACTTCTGTTACATAACCATCTGAATTCAATTTACATGTATAAGTTCTGTCGCTACCTTTTACAGTTAACGAATTTCCATTGTAGGTAAATTCATAAGAATCATTTCTCAAACCGTCTATTTTTTTAACACGATTCTCGGAATCATAGGTTATAGTGGTTGTCCATGATTCGTCCCATTCAGCACGAAAGACTATCTGTTTAACCCATTTTTCGGGAGTAGGCGCTTTCCCGCCATTGTCATCATCATCGGAACAAGCCGAGAAAGAAACTGCCGCAAACATAGCGGCCACGATAAGAAACAACTTTTTCATAAATGCTTTAAGTGTTATAAATGATTGTTTTATGAAGAATAAATTGAGTATGGACTATAAATATTAACCCTTTTGCACAAGTCTGTCCCTTGGTAGATTATATGAGATTAATGTTGTGATTTTTATTTGAAATCATACCCAACAATATTATCTCCCAAATCTTTCCAGTATAGGGCTTTTTTATAATCATCAACTGCTGACATGGGAACATAATACTGGCATTTTCCTGAAAAATACCAATCGTTACCAAAAACATTAGGGCCTTCTAATGAAGGGGGTATAAGAGATTTGCAATAAACATTTTCTATGTTACGATTGCGAAATGCGTAGTTCCCAATGGATTTAATGCTTGCAGGCAATGTAACACATGCAGTCAGAATTTTCATAGTATTTGTTTGGGTTCCTCCATAAAATGCATATGAACCAATAGTCTCTACACAATCACCTAATGTAATAAAACGAAGTGAAGTGCACCCATAAAATGCGTTATCTTCAATTTCTGTAATATTGCGGCCAAAAGTAGCAAACTGCAAATTGGAACAATTGTAAAATGCATTTTGTTTAATACTCTTTACATTGTCGGGAATAATGATAGTATACAATTGGGAACACTCCTTAAATGCTTCTTTTACAATTGATTCAAGGCTCGTAAAATATCGCAATTCATTGAATGATGAAATCTCGCTATTTGTAAAGTGTCCATAAGGAATAGAGGTTGCGATTGCAGCTTCATGATATGATATTTCGCCATCATAATTTTTATCCCACAAATTGCGCCTACTTATATCACTGCTACTTAACCAACAAGATAAGCATAAGTACTTTGTTATAGGATCAGCAAATTGAATAAATTGGGTTGTTGCATTATTAGAAATCGGCATTGTAATTGTTGTCCCATCTGCCAATTCAAAGTAAACATTATTTTCGTCTTGCGTAATTTTGATGCTATCACCGTCTTTACCATCTGCTCCATCTTCACCCGTGGCTTTACCTAACTGCGTCCAATTCGTTCCATTGTCATAGGAAATCCACCAATAGCCCTCTCGAATTTCGAGTTTAGGTGTAACACCATCTGAACCATCCGTGCCATTATTACCGTCTGTCCCTTGTGCTTTTATCTTCTGACCATCTACAACGATAAACTCACCGTCCAGCGTCCAATAATAGATGCCGTCCGTGTCTTTCTTCACTCCGATAACGGGTGTGTTGCCATCGACACCATCCGCACCGTCCTTGCCGTTGTAAATCACAATCGGGTTGCTCTTGGCAAACTTAATCGTATAGCCTACTACCTTGCCGTTCTCGGTCAGCGGGTCTACACTC